CATCGGTCACAAAGGCACCCGTCATGGCTCCCAGTATCGGTGCACCTACACCCCCACTGATCGCAGTCCCAACACCCGCACCTATTGCTGAGCCCGTTGCTACTACTGTCGATTCTTTTAGGCTCTGACATCCAGCTATTACTGTACAGGAACTGATGGCGAGGGCGATCCAAATATTGCGGACATAATAGCTAATGCTCCTACTATTACAATTACTATTTTTACTCTTCGGTCTAGAGCGTTCCAAGTCTTTACTATATTTTCCCACATACACATCTCCTGTGTTCTAGTTTATCTCTAACTTTACTGCAAATCTTACTTGTAGTATTTACTGCTAGAAATGGTGCAATGCTGTGAGCAAAAGCAGTAGCGCTCCCAACCAGCATAAGCCCAGATATAGACATTGCTTTTCGTAAGTGTTGCAGATACGTTTCATTGTTTTCTTTTAAATGTTTCATTTACGTTTTTTTCCACTAGCAGTAGTAGACCACTTAACTTTTTTTGGTCCTGTTTTTTTACTGGCTTCGGATTTAGAAATTTTAGATGCTACTTTTTTAGGACGGCAAGCAGGATAAGGTCTTTTAGATTTTCCTTTAGCAGTTTTTCGGCCACAAGCCTTTCCTGTTTTTACATCTGTCCATTCTTCTCCAAACCATTTACCAAGACCACCTTTACTACTTGCCACGTTTTTTTACTCTATTGTCTTTACCACTCCAAGTTCCACCCATTCTTTTATATTCTTTACTTGCCCATGCATTTGCATAAGCCGAAGGGTAAACTTTAAATTTTCTTTTTGCTTTTGCTTTTGCAGAAGACCATTTAGATGGGTCGCTAGGTGTTGGTTTAGAAGCCATTATTTTTTCTTCTTTGTTTTTTTAACTATTTTTTTTAAAACGTTAGACTGTTTTTTGTGCATCTTAGAAGCTTTGTCAAGTTCTTTTGAAACTTTCTTAATTCTTTTTAACATTTCCACCTTCTTCTTGCTTGACGTATCCTTGAATTAGGATCATTTCTTGTCTCAGCACTAGAATTTTTTAGCTGCCCTGCAGATCTAGCGCAATAAGACTTCCTTCTTTTAGCGTCTTTAGATCCTTTCTTAGGATTTCCTGTTACTGCTGTTTTAAGTTTAGATCCTGGATTTGCTTTGCGATGAGCGGCTACTCCCGCCTTTGTCATTCCTGCGCCTGCTTTAGTTTTTCTAAAGTTAGGCTTTTTTCCTGTAGTAGTTTTAGGTATTGGCTTTTGTTTTCTTTCAGCCATTATCTAGCCTCTGGGCCTAGCACTCGTTGTAACATTTTCTCTAGCGTTTCTAATCTGTAAGATAAAACATCTAGGTTATCTATAATCACAGCCATGTCATCTCTGTCACGTTTAAGCATTGCGACGTCACTTGATATACTACTAGCCCACCACACTGCAGTAGTTGTTTGAACGATTAAAAATATAATTGCACTTATTAAGTATGGTGGTACTGTCATCATGCTTCTACCGGAAAAACTGGATTAGGGTTTAAAGAAAATGATGTTCCGTCAGAAGCACCACCAAAAACAATACAAGCTTGCTCTTTATCTTTTGTTCTTTTTGTAACAACAAGAGTGCTTGTGCTAGATTTAGAATTTACAAAAAGGACCATACTCATATTTGGAGTAAGATGAGAAACAACCATTGGAATTTCAAGATAATCTTTTTCTAGAATATCCATCATTCTAGTAAAGGAGTCAACGCACATAAAGGTCATCGGGGCTGCAAACTCATACATATCTTCAGGCATAGTATATGTAGTTTGATCTTGAGCTTTTAATAATACAGGAAACATTACAACAAACATAACAAAAGTAAATGCAGCTATAGTTGATAATAAATATTTAATATAATTCATAGTCAGTCATCCACACAATATCCAGCAACCCAGTACGTAGGCTGAACATAAGGAAGAACTCCATATGGAATATCACGAGGCTGCTTTTCATAGAAAGCTTTGCCGTTACTCATCCGATAGGCTACACGCCTAGTCTGATAAGTTCGTCGTCCTATTCTCTTTGTTCTTGCCATTAATAAGCTGCCTCTGCCTCTGGCTCCAGATTCCTGTAAGTGCGAATAACTGGAGGTGTTGGGTCAATATCGTATATTCTTGATAGTGCGTCTAAAAAATCAGGGTGAATTGTAGGAAAAAGATTATACTCGTTATCTCTTACCCATTTTGCTAAATCATAAACAACATCGCTTTCATCTTTACGAATTATTTTTTTAGACATAAGAAACTCTTGCTTTCTATCCTTTACGTCTAACTGCAAAGATGTAAGTTTTTTAGGATCTGTTGGGTAAGGCCAGAAAAATGAACCGTCTTTTAAATCAGGCTCTAATCTTTGTATCCTATCCTTTTTGGATTGTGATCCTCCACCACCAACCCAGTTTAATTCGTATACAGGAAAGCTTTGACCTTCTATACGCATCATTTCTTTAAAATGGTCTATATCAGATTGAGCGCCGTACCTTTCATACCCAACCTTTACCTCTCTAATTCCTGGAGCCCTCTTCCATTTAGCGCGTAATTTTTTTAAATAGTCCCAGCGTTCTGAAAGACTGAGTCTGTGACAAACTCCATCGAGTAAATATTTGTTATAGAAAGAATCAACACCAACAACGCACATAGCCGTACGGTTAGACCCTTTCTTTTTTGAGCTAGCTGGATCAACAAGAATATATACATTCATAGTATATGGTCTTACTTCCCACTCTCTCCACCACTCTGATTTAAACGCTACATCACTACCAGCAATCGGATTTAGTAACTGCTGACAAGCTACAGTGTATGTAGAAGTTGTTTTTTTAATCTCTTCCCAGCGCTCATCCATCAGGAACACTGGTACTCCATCCATTTGACCGTTGTGTGTGGCTGGATGTATACGAGGCTTTACCGCTGCTCGTTGTAAAATTGTTCCATACGTGTCACCGTAGGAATATCTTGTACCTGCGTACTGATATCTTGGATTGTGTGTAGACCCAAGGTTTAATGATAGCTCCCACTGAGTGGTTGTCTTTGCTATCTGCTCTGGAGTTGACACACTTTCCTGAACAACAACATCATCGTATATAATTAACGAAAAGTGTCTACCTGTTGGCTGTCCATCTACCAAACCGTGAGCTTCTACTGTCTGCTCTTTAGGGTTTGACTTTCTTTTTACGCAAAGACCTTCATTTTCTGCCCATTTAGGAGCTTGCTGCCTAGGTTTTTCGTACAATATATCTGGATACAAGTTAATAAGCTTTTCATTTGCTTCTAACTCTTGCATAACTTGCCGCAAAAATGGCTTAGCCTGCTTAGAAGAGAAAGATAAAAGACCTATTGTTATATCTGGATTACATAATATTTCTTGAACACAACCAAGAAAAGTGATTATAGTACTTTTATAGTGAAACCTTGCCCAAAGATCGAGTCTTCTATCTCTGTCATTTTCGACTTCACGGCATCTTTCATATATCCAAGGATGAAGCATGTCATGACGGTTACAGAGGAAAACACCAAGATAATACCTGTCAAGCTGACCGAGAGTGCGAATAAAAGTATCATCAAGATTGGGATCGCTATGACACTTAGCATATGCAGCAACGACTTGATCGTACTCTGCACCTTGCGCCCATTGAGCAAACTTGATGGCTGCTTCAGCATTTTTTGTATCAGCAAAAACATCTTTGGATATCTCTGGTAAACTCACTTTTTCTCTACGTCAGGTCCCTTTGCTTCTTCAGACCAACCATTATCTTTTTTGCCTTCAACAACTTTGAACAGAATGGAACCATCTTCTTGAACTTCAGTCCTATACGTCGTAGGAGTTAGCTTCCATACCGTGAACTCTTCACTGTTGGTTGGAATCGAGCTAAGCATCGACTCCATCCTGTCCATTGTTGACTCTACCATTGCAAGAGGTGAACGGTGTCCCGTCATACCCATCATGCGCTCAAACATTCTATCCATAGCTCTAATTTGATTACCTACCATTTTTTTCTCCATGTTGTACACCTATTATATTACACC